GATTTCCTCCTTATGCAAAGTCATTATTTTTCAGCCGGTCGTCGTAGCAGCGCTCAACATTGGCGATTGCATGGACGGCACGGTTGTTTTCGTAGTCCTTGTGGCTGTCGCAGTATTTTTCGTACTTGTCGATGACGTCCAAAATCTCGATGTAGTCCTCCCGCGTGTGCCGCGTATGCTCGACAAGCTCCATGTTGAAGCGGAGGATGTCTGCTCGCCAGCCGTTGGCTTCGCGCTTATCGGAAAGCGCCTTTTGAGCGGCCAACTCCGATTTAATTTCCTTCTGTTCGACCTCCAAAGTGGTGAGCCGGTCCAGAACATCTTTGTTGAGCGCCCGGCCAATCGAGCGGGCCAGCGCAGACCACGGGTTGATCTTGATGGGGCTGATTTGCAGGATGGTCAGTAGTGCGAACAGACCGCCGCTACCACCCAGAAGAAGATCCTTCAGGGTCATGCGGACACCTCCCTCCAACCGGCAGGATAAGCAGAAGGCGACCACACATTGTTATCTATAAGGCTCTCGTAAACCTTTCCATTAAATCGGACGCGATCCCCCTTCTTGTAAGGGTTGGTGCTGTCCGGCTGCTCCCATTCGGGGATAACGTCGGGATCAGGGATAAGCACCTTTGCGAAAAGGGACGGTGCCGCATCGGGCGTCCAGCTGTCTTGCGCGGTGTGATCCTGCAAAACGGTATAAAGAATCCCGCCATGTCGGACCCGCCGCCCCGTTGTGTACACGGTGCCGGTCTTCCACGCCGGGAAAAGTTCGACCGCCTCAAGGGCGGTCGTGTCGTCAAAATTCTGTGCTGCGGTTTCAATCAGAGGCCGCAGCTTTTGTGCGAGGGCTTTCAGCGTCATTCGTCCGTCACCCCCAGCAGGATTTTTGCCGCTGCCAGCTCATCTTCGAGGGCCAGCACCTTTTCGGTGAGCTGCGCGCGGGTGAGGATTTCCGTTCCGGGGTCGTCGGGCGGATTGACCGGCGTATCGTCGTCGGGGTCCGTGGTGCCGACCTGTACCGCAAGCTCCTCATATTCTGCAAGGGTAATAGAAACGGCGCTGAGAAGTTCTTCACTCCCAACGCCGCTTAGCTGCTTCCCCTGAAGCTGATAAATTGTGTTCCCGTCGCCGGACATGACGCCCTGCGCGTCCCGTTTGTCGCACCGGATAAGAATGCCGTTGCGGGTCTGCCAACAGACATAGACGGGATCGGCAAGCGCTTCCACGCTTTTGACAGTGCCGTCAGCAGACAGAATTTTGAAGTAGACCATAGCAGTCCTCCTTGCTGTTTATAAAAAGGTTGGTGTACAGTGCGCCCATGTTTTGAATGGTGTGCCATGCGTTGAATCGCGCGGCATAGCTGCGCCAGCTTTGCCACGTCGCGTAGATGTCCGCGAAGGTCATTTTGCCGCACAGGTATTTCCTGTGTAGCTTTTTCATTTTCTGCCGCATCTTCGTGACGCTGCGCTTATAGATTTTCCGAACGACCTTGCCGGTTTTTGTGATGAAGAAACGTACCTTCAGCCAAGAAAAGCCGTGGCTCAGCTTGACGATCTGCGTTTTCTTCTCATTCAGGGTAATGCCAAGCTCGGCGCATATCGCCCGGATATGCACCACGCAGTTTTGAAGATAGGCTTTCGACGGGTGGATCAGGTAGCCGTCGTCCATATACCGGCCATAGCCGCGCACCTGCAAAACCTCCTTGACGTAGTGGTCAAGACGGTTTGCAGAGGCAAGGGCCAGCACCTGACTGATCTGACTGCCCAGCCCCATACCCTTATCGCCGAAAGCGTCGATGAAATGCTCTGTGAGCGCAAGGAGCCGTTCGTCGGTGAATTCCTTATGCAGGATCGCTTTCACGACCTCATGGGAAACGTTGTCGAAGAATTTAGAGAAATCGAATAGCAGGATATAGCCCTCGTTGCCGTATTTCCGGTAGTGCTCGTGGAGGTGCTGCGTGATCCGGCGCACGGCAAAATCGTAGCCCTTGTTCTTCATGGACGCGCCGTTGTCATAGACGAAGGTACGCTCAAGGACCGGCACAAGGGCGTTATCGCACAGGCACCGCTGGACAACACGCTCGCTTATGACTGTGCTGCGGATATGACGATGCTTCCCGCGCTCATACAAGTCAAACTCGTAAAAGCCGGGGCTTTTGAATTTCCCGGCTGCGAGCTGGTTGTATGTGTGCAGGATGTTCAGCGGCGCATTGGCCGTGTATTTTTGTACGCTTGCCTTCCACGACACGCCGCGACGGCAGCACTTGTACGATTGATAGAGGTGCTTATAGCTGAACACCTCGTCGTAATTATCGTGCTCGGCGCAGGCGGCGTCCCGCTTTGCTCGCCGTGCGGCAGCGCGGCGTTGATACCTTGCTTCTCTACGTTCTTCACTTGTCATAAGAAACCTCGCTTGCCCCGTATGCCTGTCGGCAGGTTGCAATAGGCACGTAGCGTCACCGGGCATGAAATACGGAATGACCTGCAATCCGTACCATGCAAGCAGCGTCCGCCCGGACGCATCAGGGCATATATTTACCTTTGCAGGAAGGTCAAGCGCTCCTTCTCTCCACTCTGCACGGATTTCACTCCGAAAGCTACTCTGTCTGGCACGAGAGGAGCCGAACGCCACCCCGTAGGAGTTGGACGCGTTGTTGTTGTTGCTGTTACCGTTGTTGTTCACATTGGCGAAAGACGAAGACGACGACGCCTCAGGCGACCGCAGCCACCAGTTAGAAGTCAACCTCGTCGAAGAACTGGCAATTTGTGCAGCGCTTAACCTATGATCTTATCAGGGCAGGTCTTTGTACCGCGCCCTGTCGCTTTTCAGTACGGCTTTCACGAGCCGAATTTCGGTGTCTACAATGTCCATCCAGTATTTCAGGGTGTCCATTTCGATACCGAACAGCTCCTGCGCCACCTCAAGCTGGGAAATCATGCTCTGAGGCTCAGCGTTGGCGTGTAGGAAGTAGTCGCGCCTGATCTGAACCTCATGCTGATTCAAGGGGTATATGCTGTTTGCTCTCTTGACGTCCTCATAAATGCGCGTCGCCGCAGCGGCCAAAGGCTGTGATACATAAAAGGTGTATCGCTTCGGGAAATTCACGCATTTTTGAATCGTGTAAATTTCTAACTTCCTTGCGGTTGCCAGAAACTCCATGTCGGACGTAGAGCGCTTGCTTTTGATTACAGACAAGGGCACCACCTCATTTTTGCTGAAAAGTTCGTAAATTATATTATATCACACGCCCCCCCAATTTCCAGACGAGAAGTGTGAATTTTCAAAATTTTCGCGCGCCGCTTACGCGGCGATATAGGGGCGTAGGCCGGGAGCCAGTGCGTCAGTATCTGGCCCCACAAAGGGGGCCAGATACCCAAGATGCACAGATTATATGCAGAAGCCGAACGCCACCCCGTAGGAGTTGGACGCGCCGGTGTTGCCGCTGTTACCGCCGTTGATCACATAGGCGAAAGACGAAGCCGACGACGCCTCAGGCGACCGCAGCCACCAGATAGAAGCAGAACCGGTGCCGTTGTACGTTTTCTTGATACGACTGTTGTTATCGGTGAACAGTGCGAAGGTCACGTTTTCGGCGTCGGGGTCTACCTCGTCCTTATAGGGTACGTCGTTGACATTGAAGCCAACTTCGGCGCGGGACAGCAGGAACAGGCGGTCGTTGCTGGTGCTGATGTCTGCCTTCGTGTCACCGATGGAGGACCGCACCTGAACTATCTTAATCATGGACTGCCACTGACGCGGCAGCGCGGCAAAGATGGTTTCATTGAGCCACGTCCGCATACCGCAGGATGCCCAGCCGCCGACGTTGGTGTTCTGGCTGTTCATCTGGTGGGTAGCATTCATGATGCCAAGCATGGCAAAGACGACACCGGCGAAATCGTCGCTGTCCTTCTTCTTGAAGTGGTTGAAGCCTGCGACCTGCATGATGATAGAGGTGTCGGCAAATACCGTGGTCGTCGGAACAATCTTGATCTTGTCACCGACTGCAAAGTAATCCTTCGCCTTCCCCGTTTCCATAATGCCGTAGAACTCCGCCAGCGTGTAGCCGCTGTTGTCGTTCGCGTCGTCGCTGTACAGGTAGTCGAAGTTGGTTGCTACGGTGTCCGGCAGCGTGGGCGTAATGAACACTGCGTGAACGTCAATGTCGCTGGTGACATCGTTCGTCAGCGCGTCCCAGCCCATCCAGATAGAGCCGGTGGAGGACGTCAGCTCACCACCACGGAAGGAAACGCCGTCATGCGCCGCCACAGTGTCAGTCTGCAAAAGCTGAGTGCCATTGTACCAACGGACAGTGTAATACCGCGTTGCCTCAGAATACTGCGCTGTCACAACGAGGTCTTCGAGGATGTAGGTGAGCTGCTGATCCCAGCCGATGAAGGTAAACACCTTATCAACGGTGGAGGGCTTGATGGGCGTGTCGATCAGACCGGCAGTGATGGGGTTTTTCGCTGCGCCGTACTTGCGGACGGTCTGCGTATTCAGGACCGTGCCGTCGTAGTTCTTGAATGTGACGGTGCAGGAGCTGACCATTTGATCGTAGGTCACGGACAGATTGAGGAACCGCGCCATGATAGTGGTCAATTCGGCCTGCGACACGACTGCGATATGCGCAGCGCCCTTGAGGACGAATTCCGTAGCGGGGTTGCCCGTCTCATCCAGACCGGCAAGGTCTTTCAGGCGAAGCAGCACGTCGGCGTCGTTCATCGACCAACTGACATCCGGCAGGCGGCCACGACTGAGGCTTGCCGCCGCGCTCACAAGCGCGTAGGTGTCGATTGCTGCGGCGTCCTCGACCCAGATTGTGCGAAGGTTGGAGCCGTCCATAGCAAACGCGGTCAGGTGCGAGAGCTGCCGGGCAATCAGGCTGTTCAGCGGGCAGAGCTTGGCCGTCTCGACAGGAGCGCCCAGCGCAAAGGTTACGCCGGTAATGCCGCTGCCGGTCAGCAGGAGCGTTTTCAGGGAGGTGAGGGCAGACAGGTCAAGTGCCTGCTTCAGCTCCGGCGTACCGCGCAGGTCGAGGTACTCAAGCAGCGTGTTCGCGCCGACGCTGATAGACGTCAGGTTCTTGTTCGTGTAGCCGTCCGCCTCTGCGCCTGCGGTGAAGCTGCGCAGGCGGCGTGCGCCCTGAAGGTCGATGAACTGGCAATACAGACCGGCAATGGAGCTGATCTCAACCACGTTGGAAGCGAGGTAGACATAGATTTCCGTGTCGCTCAGCGCCTCCTGAACGGGGCAGATGATCTCATATGCCGTGCCTCTTTTCGCGCGTTTACGGACGCTGTAGGAGCCGTATTTGACGATGATGTAGCAATCAGCATACGGGGTGATGGAGAAGTTGCCGGTCGGCGTGACGCCCGCCCACTCGTTCGGGGTGTTGCCTCTGAACTGGATTTTGTCGTTCACGGCCACAGAACCGTAATACTTGGAGGACATATAGCCCTCTTGGTATGTCTCGAACTGGGTACGCTGGTCGGTCTTGTTGCCCTGCATCATGTCGATGTACGCGGTGTTGCCATTGTTGATATAGGGCATGAAGTATTTGCCCCACATATCTTCGGCCACCAGCGCTTCCGGGCGCGCCGCCTGATGCGCGGCGAACTTGGCAAGGATGCGTTCAGCGCTCCATGCGCCTGCCGCCTCGCGGTCCTTGAACATGGCTTCCAGCTCTGCGCCAAGGCAGTCACGGACATTGCACCAGAGCACAGAGGACGAGGCGTTGAATACGGGCTTGGTGCCCACGCTGTCAGTGTCTTCAAGGCCGTAGCTGAAGGTCAGACCGCCTTCGTTGTCGTTGCCGTCTGCGGTGTCGTTATCGTAGTCCTTGCAGACGTTCCAGCGGTAGTCCTGCACGTCAGGATCGTACTCATAGGAGATGAAAACGTTCTTGGCACGGTTGTCGATCATGCAGTGGCGCTCGGTGAACAGGTAGTGGTAAAGCAGGCTGTCCACGGTGAAGTAGTTGCCGACCTCGGCCTTGAACTTCGCCGCGCGGTACTCCTTCGTGTC